GTGCTGGACTAAGTGCTGTAGGCGGAGCCGCTAAAACAGCCGCAATAGCCGTTACAGCCGCAACAGGTGCCTTTACAGCCATGGTTGCAGTTAATGTTGCTAACATTGACAGATTGGGTAAAGTTGCTAAAACAACAGGTTTTGCCGCTGAAACATTACAGAAGTTCCAGTTCGCCGCAGAACAAAGTGGTGTTACTTCAGATAATGCCGCATTAGCATTAAGGCGTTTTGCACGAAGACTAGGGGAAGCACAAAAGAACACAGGTGAACTGTTACCAGCACTTAAAAAGTTAGGTATTCAAACCAGAGACAGTGCAGGTAATTTAAAAAGTGCAGAACAAGTGTTGTTTGAATTTGCAGATGGCTTAGCAAAAACAGAAAACCAAAGTGAAAGATTAGCACTTGCGTTTAAGGCGTTTGACTCAGAAGGTGCTGAACTTGTCACAGTGTTAAAAGATGGTTCAAATGGATTAAATGAGTTCTTCACAGAAGCAGACAGATTAGGTTTTGTTTTAAACACCAAAGCCATACAAGGTGTCGAGAGCTTCAATGACTCGTTCGGTAAATTAAAAATAACAATAACGGGTATAACAAGACAGTTCACTGCCGCACTTGCACCAGCACTTGAAGAAATAACTGAAAAATTAACCACATTAATTATCGACACAATTGATGCACAAGGTGGCATGGAAGAATTCGGCAAGTTCCTTAAAGACAAGTTCCTAACTGGTCTAGCCGCTGTTATCGGTGCAATGGAAAAAGTAGTAAACATAATCATTGCTTTAACAAATGCTATCATTAATTTAGCTCGAAAATTAGATGTTCCTGGTTTACCAAAATTAAGTGAAGAGGCTGTACAAGCAGCTGAAAAGTTAGGTATTCTTAAAAGTGCATTAACAGATCTAGAAGGTGGTGGCTTCGTAGGTAGAGGTGCTAGTAGTGGTATAGACAATATTCGCAGAGCATTAAACACATTAGATAGAGCTGGTGTAGATGTTGAAAAGTTCCAAAAGCGTGTTGCTGATATTAGCATATTTGAAGAAATGTTTGGAAGCCCAAAAATTGATACCTTACGAGCAGATGTTAAATCGTTCTTAGACACCGCAGTAGGAGAGATTGACACACAAATAGGAACATTCAAACAAGTAGACTTTACATCTATAATTGATATGTTACTAGGCAATACAGAAGAAGCCAAAGCAAAAGCGGCTGCAGTCACAGAAGCAGTTATAGAAGAAGTAATAGTAACAGGCAAGAAATTAAAACCAACATTGTTAGATACTATATTAGATGCACTATTCCCAGTAGATGCAGTTAACAAGTTCTTTGACACATATGACAACGAAGCGGCAACCACAGCAGAAAAAGTAAAAGCCGCATTCATTATGGTAGGTGAAGCAATTAACCATGCATTACCTAATTTAAGAGAAAAGTTAACCAACAGTGGTATAGGTGACTTCGTAACAACACTAGAAGATGGATTAGTCAAAGCAGGACAAATGCTTGAAGATTCACTTGCTAATGCTATTGCCACAGGTAAAGCAGACTTTACAGCATTAGGCGATCACATCAAACAAGTGTTAGCAAAAGCATTAGTACAAAAGTTCATATCCGGACCTATTATGAGTCTATTCGGACTAGCAAGTGGTGGACCAGCAAAAGCAGGACAACCATACATTGTAGGTGAAGAAGGACCAGAACTGTTTATTCCAAAGAACTCAGGAACAGTTATACCAAATGATATCACAGAAGGATTAGCAGGCGGGCAAGGTATTGGAATGGGCGGTGGACAAGTAACATACAACATCAATGCTGTTGATGCTCGTTCATTCAAACAATTAGTTGCCAGTGATCCAGAATACTTATACAATGTCACCCAAGTAGGTGCAAGGAGACAACCACGATGAGCCTACAAACAATAGTAGATAACGCAACCTATGTTACCATATACAGAAAGAAAATTGCAGGACAATCAATATCTAGATCAGGTAGATTACTTACATCTGAAGTAGTAAGTGCTGTACCATATCAATTCACAAGCGGCATGCATTCAGGATTACAATACAGCACAAACAGAGGACTTACAGAAGACCTCAATGCATTAGATGTCACAGAAGAAGCAACAATAGACATAGGTACGACTAATACTGGACTTGCTTACATTACCGCTTATCAAGGAGATAGTACAGGCATAGGTGCTGTTACTTGCGTATCAGCAAGTGGTAACACACTAACAGTGAATGCTAGTAGTGCAGGATCAGGCACATACTTGTTTAAGAAAGGTGACTACATACAACCAGCAAGTGGATACAGATACCCATATCAAGTAACAGCAGATGTAGCCCATACTACATCAAGCAGTGTTGCTATACCACTAAGCAGGAACTTTATACCACAAGACAGTTATACACTAAGTGGTAAAGGAATTGTAGTAGGTTCCGCAGTTAGTTGGAAAGTTAAGTTATTAAACAAACCAAAATACTCAGTTATGCCAGGCGATATATTACAATTTGATTCCGAATTTGAATATTTAGAGTTCATTAGAAAAGAGGACGGTTAATGAGTACCAGTATACCAGAAGTAACTGCCAACAACATCAAACATTGTTTGCTTATAGACCTACAAATAGGTAGTACAACTTATTATGTGTCAAACAGTTGGAAAACAATCACATATAACAGTAATAATTACACTGAATTAGGTGCATTCTTAAGTGTAGGCGAATTCACAGAGGATATTAAGACCACAAATGGTGATTTAAGTCTATCTTTAACAGGAATTCCTGCAGGTAATGTGCAAACAGTGTTACAAAATCAAGTAAAAGGTGGTGCTGTAACCATATATAGAGCATTCTTTGACGATAATTATGCTGTAACTAATGTTTATCCACGATACAAAGGTATTATTACCAACTACAGTATCTCTGAAGATGTAGATTTAGAAAATGGAGACATCACAAACAGTATAGGCATTGCAGTATCCAGTATCAACACCATATTAGAGAACAGAGTAAACGGACAAAGAACAGCACCTGGTGACAGAGAGCAATTCTTCCCAGGTGATAACACTTTTGACAGAGTGCCCATTATCAATAACACACAATTTGACTTTGGTAAAGAGTACTCCGGAGGCGGTGGTTACGGAGGTGGCGGAGGCGGACGAGGCGGAGGCCGCAACCCATTTGATAATATCAATATTAACATGAGATAAAGATATAAAGGTTTGAAGATATGAAGATAAGAAAAGCAACAATACAAGACTTTGATAGAATAATGGAAATGATGATAGACTTCGCAAACAGTAGCCCATATGAAGCACATCACAATCCACAGTATAATGACACTTGGGTAAGAAGGTTATTATGCAAATTTATGGCAGGTGGATGTATACTACTTGCAGAACATGAAGAAAAAACAATAGGTATGCTTATAGGTGATATATCACCAGACCCATGGTTACCAGAGATTAAAACACTTCGCGAAGTAGCGTGGTGGGTAGATGAAGAACATAGAATGACTAGTGCAGGATATAAATTATTATTAAGATATATCAAGTTCGGAAAAGCATTACAAGAAGCAGGTGAAATACAAGGCTTCACATTAACAAACATGGAACAGTCACCAGACTTTGATTTAGAAAAAAGAGGTTGGCGTTCAATTGAAAAGAATTATATTTACGAAGGATAACATATGGCAGTCTTTACAGCAATAGCAAGTGCAATTACAGGTGCAATATTATCTGCAGGACTTGCAGCAACCACAATATTCGGCACATTAACAGTAGGTGGATTAGTTACCTCAGTGATTGCAGGTGGTTTAGCAATGGGTACAGCAAAGGTATTAGGTGTGTTCAAACCACCTAATGTGGCTAGTGCAAAAGATCCAGGTGTTAAAGTACAGGTAGCACCAAGCACAGACAACAAAGTGCCTGTGTTCTATGGTAAGAACTTAACAGGTGGACTAATTGTAGATGCTGGTATCAGTAATCAAAACGATACAATGACTTATGTTATAGTGTTGGGTGAGAAAACAGACTCAGGCACATACTTCCTAGGTGATCAATACAGAGGTGATCAGAAGTTGAACTTTGGTGTTGGCGCAAGTAGTCATATAGTAACATCAGTAACAGATGCTAATGGTACATCAGCAAACAAAGTCAATGGTAAAATGCGTGTGAGAGCATACGCAGGTGGTACTGCCTCTACAAATCAAATATTCCCAACAACAAACAAAGTTGCCGCAACCACTATGTTAAGCACTATTAACGCAAGTACAAGTTACGAAGGCTTGGTGTATGTTGTATTCCAAATAGACTATGATGCTGAAGAAGGATTAACAGGCTTAGGACAATACACAACAGAAATAACAAACAGTCTCTCTGAACCAGGTGCAGTACTCAGTGACTTCTTATTAAACAGTAGATATGGAGCAGGACTTACCACAGCAGAAGTAGACACTACTAGTATAGCAGAACTAACAACATACGCAACAGAACAAGTAGAATACCAAAACAGTGTAGGCACAACATTATCACACAATAGATGGGCAATCAATGGTATGTTAGGCACATATTCAGATGTGTTCACCAACATTGATATGATATGTCAAGCATGTAGCACATTCTTTACTTATAATCCCAAAATAGGTAAGTTCGAAGTTGTACCAAACAGAGAAGCAACCACAGCAGAAAAGAGTGCCGCTTATGTATTGGATGATGACAATGTTATAGGTGCAATTGATGTAACATCAACAGAGTTATATGCACAATACAATGCAATTGAAGCAGAGTTCCCAGATGGAGCAGAACGAGATCAAACAAGCACAGTGTTTATTAGCACACCGAGTGGTGAACTAAATCCAAATGAACCCACAAACAAATTAGTTACAAGATATCCTATCTGTAACGATGTGCCACGAGTAACTAACTTAGCACAAATTGATTTAAGACAAAGTAGAAAGGATCTAGTAGTACAGTTAGATGCAGACTATGCCGCAATACAGTCAGATGTAGGTGATATAGTTAAATTAACTAATGCAACATATGGATTCACAGACAAGTTATTCCGTGTTATGCGTGTAAGCGAACAAGAAGCAGAAGATGGAATGTTAAGTGTAAAAATGGTGTTATTAGAATATGATGATGATATTTACACACACATTGTAGCACAGGATTCAGGTGCATTAGACTTAACTGGTATCCCAGGATGGTGGACAGGCATATGGGGCAATGTTGATTGGAGTAACATATCAAACATTATTGGTAATATAACAATTGTGGATGATCCTCTAAGTAATGTAGCAAACATTGTAGATCCTCCAACAGGTAATATCACAAGTAATGTGGACATTGGTAATGTTATATACGGTCCAGGAGCAGGTGGTCCTGATATACCAAGTATCAACTTCCCTATTACTATACCGCCTATACCAGATATCGATAAGATTATAGCAAACATCAACATAATGGGTGGTTCAACAAGCATTGAGCCTGAAATGGCTACTATATTCCCAACAACCGGTGCAACCTTTACACCTGGCGAAACAGTTAATGTGTCATTGCCACAACCTAAACCAGTGCCCAAAGACCCGGCATTCCCAGCAGGTCCATTAACAGATGAACTGTTAGCAGAATTAAGATTAGAGTTCGGTGGTACATTTGACAACAGATCAATAGTGGCAAATACAGCAAACATAGCATTAAATAACAGAGGTGCTATCAGTAGAGCTGACTTAGGTAATGTACAGGCTGGATTACAGTATGAAGAAGATGTATCAAATAACTCAGTGGCAAATGCCGCGGTAGTAAGTGCTCCTATAGGTTCAAATGCAAGTATTGTAGCACCCATCGACATAGTAGACTTAGGTGCTATCGACTATGGAGAATTCAGTGCTGTTAATAGTGTAGTACCATATGGTGCACTCAATGGACTAAACACTAACGAAATAGCATACAAACCAGCCAGAGAAATCTACTACAAGGAATTTGATGTTGATCCTAGTACAGGCAAATATACAGCAAATGCAAATGCAGACATTGGCGAAATAGCACAAGGTAGTGGTATTATATCTGGTAACTTACCTACAATCCCTACACTAACTGATAACTTTAAATATGAAATATCAGAGACTAGAGGTTCTAGCATTGCAGTTAACGATTACGGTAGACCGCCAGCAAGTGCAACCAAGGCTTATGTACCAAATTACATGAATGTGATTAACTATGCAAACAGTGATTTAAATGTTAACCCGAGTGGTGTGCGAGGATTTGATGTAACTAACTTAGACAAACGGATAAGTAAATCGGATGTTTACATAGATATCGGAGGATTCTTCTAATGCAAAAATATGTGTTCTACAACAATGTTAGCGGCGATATCTATTATGTAAGAAATATCACTGAAGCAAAAGCAACTAGGTTATGTAATGCAAACACAGGTATGAACATGAGTTACATACTAGAAAGTGAAATAACGGGTTCTGTGTACAATGCAAAGCATGTAGAATTAGATTTAACTACTACACCTTTTAGTACTAGACCTGTTCCCCCTGTATATGATGATAATTTAGCAAACAAAATAAAGAGTCAAAGAAACAATATGCTAACAACATGTGATTGGACGCAAGGCGCTGACTCACCACTAAGTGATGCCAAAAAAGCAGAGTGGCAAACATATAGACAAGCATTACGAGATTTCGATTATGCAGGAATAACTGAAGATATAAACATACCGTGGCCTACACGCCCGGAATAAGGAAATATAGATATGATAGAAGTATATGACTCGGTAATATTAAGAATGTATGATGCAGATGGCAACTATATAGGACCATCAGAGCGTTGTATAGTAGTAGATGGTGTAAGAATTGACATAGACGAGTATGCCGCGGCATCAAATGGTCGATTAGTACTACCAGATGCTGGTGAATAAACACAAAATTAACAAAATTGGATAAATACAATTATTAAATATATTCTGTTATGCCTCAGTATAACAGTCTAATCCCTCAGGAGTAAACATGTCAGGTAGATTATTAGATTTCAAAAGTTATGTAGGTGGTGCAGACAATGTGGTTGTCGAAGAACAATTCCCATCAACATCAAAGAATTACACATATGACTTCGGTACAGATGTAACACTATACACATTCGAAGCAACATATCAAACATTGGTCGTAGATGCAGTAGCATACGATAGAAACACTGGATTACCCAACTTCACAGAGAGCAAGATTGTAGGATTCTTTGGTTCTCCGGGTGCAACAATACCAGGTAGTAACATAACTAACAATGGTGCAACAGGAACAGTCAACTTCCAAATACCACCAGATCTATACACTGGCCCTATTACTCCTAGTGCAAGAACAAATGTACCACTAACAATAGTAACCTTTACATGGACTAACCCAAACGGTGCTTTACCAGACATTGTAGAATCACACAGATGGTGTTTGATGCAAAGATGGGACAGTACTGTATCACCAGCAGATCCAACATTAGACAGCAACTACATTCCGTTAGGAACAGGTGGTGTGTTAACATTCACTGATAATTCCGCAACTGATGCAGATAGAGCAGTTGGTGCATACACAGTAACTGGACTAAGCAACAAAGAAGGTACTGGTGCAACATTCAGCGTACAAGTAACAACAGGTGGTGTAACAAACATAGATATCACATCCAGAGGTACAGGATACAATGTTGGAGATACAATCCAACTACTAGATGTAGACATGGGTGGTGGCGGAGCCGCAGACATAACAATAACAGTATCAACAGTAGCATAAGGAGACTAACATGGCAAATGTAACAGTTAGCGTCCCAACTAGCAATATAACAGTTGATACTACCAACAGCATAGTAACAGTAGCAAGTACTACAAGTAATGTAGTAGTTGGCGAAACAGTACTGGTATCAAATGCAGCAGTTAGATCCGCAATATCAGTAAGCAACGAAAGTGGCTTTGGTAACTTAGCATATGATAGTACATCAACATCAAATGGTATAATTCAATACACAGGCGTAAGCACATCTGACATTAGAAGTCAGTTAAGTGCAACAGCACCTATTACATATGATAGTGGTACTGGTGTAATTGACATTGATTCAAGTGCTATATTCACTGGTAAAACAACTGATGACTTAGCAGAAGGTACAACCAACATATACTTTAGCACTAGTGGTGCTACAGTAAACACTGATGCACTACCTGAAGGCTCAACTAACTTATACTATACCACAGATAAAGCAAATGCCGCCATACTAGATTATGAAGGTGCATTGCCAGGTATTACAACATTAGACGCCAGCGGCAATATCAACCTAGGCGGCAATATTAATATTACTCGATCTGGTGCCGAAGATGTGTTTGTTAATGGTAACGACAACGATTTTTTCAAATTAACTGGATTTAAGGAAGTATCATTACAGGCTGTGCATGGTACAAATGTAATAGGTGACTTTGAGATTCTAGGTAGGGAAATAAATCTAAGGGCAGACGCTAGTATCTCTGGTGTTAGTACTGTTGTATTAGGTGATCCAAATTTCTTGAATCCAAGTAGCGTAAACATTGACCATAATATTAGATCCGGTGGACCACTAGTCTTGCAAGGTGGTTATTCTAAGTCTATGAACGAAGAAACAAAGTTCTTACAAATAGAAACAGTAGCAAGTGAAGGTGCCGGTGAAGTTGTTAGAACATACGCTGACTTTAATCAACGAGGAAATGCAACCATTTATTTAGATCCAAACGGTAGGGCTGATAGTACTGGTGGCTTTAGATTAATGAATAATGCAAATACTTCAGTGTTTAGCGTTAATCATCTCGGTACAACTAGTATATCTGGTAATTTAACAGTAAATTCTGATTCAATAATAAATGGTAATTTACAAGTACAAGGTAACATTGATTATGTAAATGTAGAAGACCTGTTAGTCAATGATCAAAGTATTACACTTAACTATGGTAATGTTGCACAAGATGCACAAATTATAATAGATAGAACAGGTGCAGGTGGAAACAATGTAGACATTAAATGGAATGAAACCACAGACAAGTGGACATTTAGTAATGATGGCACCACATACTTCTCATTACCAACAAGCACAACTGATTTAGCAGAAGGTACTAACTTATACTTTACCACTGATAGAGCAAATGCCGCTATTGGTGCATATGAAGGTGACCTTATAGGTGACCTAGATGGTGCTGTAGTAACAGATGTATACAATGACACTGGAAGCACACTAAACAAAGGTGATGCAGTATACTTAACAGGTGGTAACAATGGTGATAACCCACATGTTGCATTAGCAGATGCAGATGATGCCACTAAGATGCCAGCATTAGGTATAGTTAGAGAAAACATAACAACAGCAAGTGTAGGACAAGTAGTTACAAGTGGTGTAATGAATGATAGTTCACATGGTTACACACTAGGCGCAGATTTATTTATAAGCACAACAGCAGGTGCTTTAGCAGAAACAGCACCCACAAGTGAAAGTGGACTTATACAAAAGATAGGTAAAGTAGTAAGTGCTAATCACATCATTGTTCAAGGTGCATTTAGAACAAATGCTACACCTAACTTAAATGAAGGTAACATATTCTTAGGTAGCACTTCTAATACTACTATTACTGTAACACCAGACAGTAACTTTGAAACAACTGGTAATGCTTTTAGTCTTAGTAATGCATTAAGTGATGTAAACACTATAACATCAGAAAGTGCAAGTGGTTTAACATTTAACAGTAGTGATGGCACTATAGTAACAAGTAAATTTGGTGTAAACAGCACAGTTACTGAAACAGCAAACATTGCCGGTAAAGGCTTTGGTGTATTTAACTTCAATGATGGAACAAATACTTCAATATCATACAGTGGTACAGATGTATTTGAATGGTATGAAATTGATGGTAGTGTAGTATCAGGTTCAACCACTATGACTATCACAAGTGTGGTAAGAGGTATAGACAGCACAACAGCAGCAGTAAGTGATATAATTGTAGGACAAGTAATAGCAAATGGTACTAGTGCAAGTACTCCAGGAAGTACTGATATGATCATATTCCCTGATGATGCTTATGTGGTAAGTGTTAACTCAGGGGCCAGCACAGTTGAAATGAGTAAACCAGCAGTTCAAACAACATCATTTACTCACACCACAGATGGTATAATACTAGATGCAGGTTTAGTTGACACTACCACAGGATTAGTTATTAAATTATTAAGTGATTTGAGAGCATATGGTGGCGGTAGTGATAGTAGCTTATTCTTTAGATCATTTAGGAACTTCCCATTTGGATATCCAGCATCAGGACCAGTGCCAACAGACTTCGATATAATTACCGCAGGCACAGCCAGTGATTACTCAATGTCATTGAGTGCCTTTATGTTAGGACAAACACCAATAACAAATGATACAACAGTGTTAAACGCACCACTGGGTATAACAATAGGTGAAAACGCTCAACTTACCAACAGAGCTGAAAATGATGGCTTTAGTTCCTTTGGTATGAACATGATGTGGGATGGTTTAACTTCTTACTCAAGAAATATACAACCGCAGATGTTATTTAAAAGTTACACAGACAACGCTGAACAAGAAAGTGCTGTGTTTACAGCAGGTGCTGGACCTAGACTATTCTTTAGTAGTGCAGACGGTAATTCAAGTGACAATGCGTTTGATACATATCCAAAAGCAAACCAAGAACTAGGTAGATTAGCATTCTGGGGTACAACCGGTGAACAGTTAACTCCAAGTTCATATAATGTTCCAGGCTTTATCAGTGTTGCAGCCGCAGATGATTGGGACACTTGGGGTGGTGGAGTTGCAGGTAATACTAATGTGTATATGGGTTCTACATCAGATGGTTTAAATCCAGACACA